AAAAACGCCTGGACGAATCACTTATGGGACTTTTCGTAAATAGTCAAGGTGGTTTTAAATTGCCAGCTACAAACAAATTATTAGTAGTGCTACAAGGTGCAAACCAAACAAGCCGAGTTTCTGATTCAGATTTAGTTAACGCTTTTGAACGTTTTGTTGAAGCAGGAAACACTACTTTTGATTTGTTCAATGCTATTCAAGAATTGCTTGATGAAGCGGGTTTTTTCGGCAAGGACAAGAAGGAGAACGAAGCGACAAATGGGGAATCTCTGGACAACGAACCAGAAGCACCGAGCGAACTCCTTTAAAAACCTACAACAATTTATCCAGCATGCTTGAGGATTTATACCCTCAGGCAGTTGAAGCTGGTATTTCTTCTACAGATTTTTGGGCGATGACTTTTGATGAAATTATGGTCCAAGTAGAAGCAAATAAAAAAAGGCATGAGAACGAGCTAAAAGAAAAAGCGATGTTTGATTATTCTCAACAAAGGCTTGCTATCTATGCTTTTAATGATCCAAAGAATTTTCCTAAATATGAAGATGCCTATCCTTTCTTGAATAAACTCAAGGAAGAAGTAGTGCAGGCTGTATCTGAGGAAGAAGAAAAGAAAAAAGCAATGCTTAGTGACCAAGAAATTATGCGACAAAATGCAATGTTAATTCAGGAAACTCGTAAAAGAAAAAATCAAAAGACAAATTAAAAATATTGAATAGAAAAGGAGGTGAGAAATATGGAATTAGAAACGCTAGAGATACTGTTTGATGCAAATACTGCAAAAATGGATGAAGCGCTTAGTAAAGTTTTACCTCGTGTAGAAGCAATTATGTCAAAGTTTGAAAATATCACTGGGAAGTCTATGAAAAAGACTGAAGATAATCTGAATATTGATAAAGGTGCAACACAATTTGGTAAACAGTTAGAAAAAATGAATCAGACTTTTGAAAAGATGATGGGCCATCTTGAAAGTTCTTCTAAGAAGTCATCAGAAAGTATTGGAGATAATTTATCTACTGGATTTAAGAAAGCACGTCCTAAAGTATCAAAAGAAATTGATGCCATGCTAAATGAAATTAATGCAAAAATGGGTCAAGCTAAAGCTGCTCAAGAAAAAGTAGCTTATCTTAAATCACAGCGTCAAAGCTCTTCAGCAAAAGGAGTTGGCGGTCAAACGGTCAAATATGATGACCAGATTGCACGGGCCCAGGCATCAATGGTTAAATACCAAGACCAAGCAAAAAGTCTTGCACGTTCAATGAAGACTGAGTTTGATGCAGTGCCTTCGTCTTTAGAGCGAATTGCAAAAGTAATGGATGCCAATGAAGCTAAGTATTATACAATGCGTGAAAGTGTTCGAGCTTTACAAAAGGAATATCAATATCAACTAAAACCAGTCGGAAGTTTTGACAAAGGTTTTAAAAATGTTGATACTCCTGATTCATTGAAAACTGCTCAAAAAATGCAAGCACAGTCTGACAAAATGCATAAGCTAGCAAGCAGTAATGATGTTCTGCAAAAGGAATATCAAAGAACAGAAGAACGTGCAGAGTCATTAAGAAAGGCAATCGGACGAATTAATTCAGTTCTTAGTCAATCGTCAATGGCAACTGGATCAGCTGCAGCTGGAGCTAGTATGACAGGATCAGGATTGAAACAATCTGAACGTGCTGTTTCTAAATATGGCGGAGTATTTAACCGTATGTCAAACTCCATTTCTCACGGTGCTGGAGGAATTGGGAATGGATTGAAAAATTCATTTGGGATATTGGATAAATTTGGAAATCTCTTTTCGAGAAATTCAAATAAGGTTACACAAGGCACTCGTAGCATGTCTATGGGTAACAATGCTTTTCTTCAATCTATGAAGTATTTGTTGCCTTCATTAATTGTTTATCAATTAATTGGTGGAGCAATAAGTAAGTTAGCTGGCGGAATGATGAGTGCATTGAAGACAAATGATCAGTTTTCTAACTCACTTAATCAGATTAAAGTCAACTTGATGACGGCATTCTATCCGATTTATAATGCAATTCTTCCTGCCATTAATGCGATGATGAGCGCAATTGCAACATTAACTGGTCAATTAGCTTCGTTTATTGCCGGATTATTTGGAACGACTTATCAAGCAGCCAAACAAGGCGCAAGTGGTTTATATGATAATGTCCAAGCCATGAATGATACTGGTTCATCAGCGACTAAGGCGAAAGACAAGGTCGATAAACTTCAACGTTCACTTATGGGCTTTGATGAGATTAATCGTATTGGTTTGCAAGATAAAACCGATGATGACACTGACAAAAATAAAGATACAAATGCTCCAGGTATTGATTTTGGGGCTGCAACTGGTAATTATTCAACTCCTAAATGGATGAAGGATATGCAAGCCTTGCTTAAAGATTTCTTCAAACCTTTCCAAGATGCATGGAAAAACCAAGGTCAAAAGGTTATTGATGCGTGGAAATATGCACTTGGAGAAGTTATCGGTTTAGCAAGTGCTATCGGAAAATCATTCATGGAAGTCTGGACAAATGGCACTGGTCAAAAATTCATTGAAAACCTATTGATTTTACTCGCAGATGTGCTTAACATCATTGGTGATATAGCTAAAGCCTTTAAAGATGCTTGGAACGAAGATGGTAGAGGAACTGCCTTAATTCAAACTATTTTTAATATGTTTAATAGCATTCTTGAGCTATTACATTCTATAGCAGGGGCTTTTCGTGATGCTTGGAATGATGGAACAGGAGAAGCTATTGCTGCAAACCTTTTAGAAATATTTACAAATATTTTTAAAGCGGTAGGAAACATTGCTGACCAACTTAAAAAAGCATGGGATCAAGGTGGAGCTGGGAAAGAAATTTTCTCTATTATTTTAGGGATTATCAATGATTTGCTTACACATATTAATAATATGGCAAAAGCTACAGCTGATTGGGCAAAGACCTTGGACTTTACACCATTGCTTAATGGAATTAAAAAGTTACTTGAAAGCATTCAACCTCTCTCTGATAATATTGGAGCTGGCTTAGAATGGTTTTATAAAAATGTACTTTTACCATTGGCTGGGTTTACTATTCAAGACTTAATACCTGCTTTCTTACAAGCATTAGGCGGGGCAATAGATTTTGTAAATGGAGTAATTGAGGCACTTAAACCAGCTTTCAAATTTTTCTGGGATAGCTTTTTGAAACCAGTCGCTGAATGGACTGGTGGAGTAATTGTTGACGTCTTAAAAGGGCTTGGCGATGTCCTTTCAACTATTGGGGATTGGCTATCTGAGCACGGAAAAGGTTTTTCTGATTTTGTAATCACTCTAGGAACTTTTGCTGGGGTAGTTGGCGGAATCATCGCAGTCGGTACTGCAATCGAAACATTCGTAGGCTTCCTTGGAGGACTTGCTGCGATTATTACAGGAGCAGGTGGCGTAACAGGAGCTATTGGTTCTCTTGTAGCAATTCTTGGCGGTCCAATAACAATAGCAATTGCAGCCGCAATTGCGGTTGGTGTTTTGTTGTATAAAAACTGGGATGAAATTAAAGAAGCAGCCGCAAACCTTGGAAAATGGATAGGAGAAAAGTGGGACGATATCAAGAAAACAACTGGCGACGCTTGGGACAACGTGAAGAAGGCAACTTCTGATAAATGGAATGAAGCCAAAAAATCATTAAGCGATACTGCTGATTCTATTGGTTCAAAAGTTTCTACAAAATGGAACGAGATAAAAAGCGGTACTGGTAATGCATGGGATAATGTGAAAACATCAGTTTCAAATGCTGCCAACAATGCAAGAGATAATGCTTCAAATGCATGGTCGAACATGAAAGATAGAATGGGAGGTTATGCAAATTCTATTAAATCTACTGCCAAAAGTGCGTTTGACAATGTTGCTTCGTGGGCTTCTGATATGGGCAAAAAGATTGGTTCAGGTCTTGAAAATGGAGTAAATGCAGTAAAAAGAGGTGCAGCCGCAATTGGTAATGGTATTGCTGGGGTAATTGGTAGTGCAGTTAATGGAGTGATTGACGGTATTAACTGGGTGCTTGGTAAAGTTGGTTCTGGTAATAGATTAGGCCACTGGAGTGTACCAAGATATGCTAACGGTACTGAAGGTCACCCAGGAGGACCAGCATTAGTAAATGATGGCTCAGGGAGTCAATGGCAAGAAATGTATCGAACACCCGATGGTAAAGCTGGTTTATTCCCTAAAGTAAGAAACCTCATGGTTGATCTGCCAAAAGGAACCCAAGTATTGAGTGGTGCTAAAACTGCAAAAGCAATGTCAGGAATGCCCGCTTATGCAAATGGCATCGGTGACTGGATGGGCGAGAAATGGAATCAAGCCAAAGAAATGGTTGGCGATATTTGGGACTATGCCACTCATCCAGAAAAGATTTTAAACATTGCAATAAGCAAGTTTACTAATCTCTCTCAAGCGGTTGAACCTGCGTTATCCATTGCGACTGGGGGTATATCTACTATGGCTAATGGAGCGATGGGAATGATTAAAAAGGTATTCTCAGAAGGCTCAGAAAGCCCATCAGGTACTGGTGTCGAACGTTGGCGACCAGTTATTAAAAAAGCTTTGTCAATGAATGGTGTATCAACTTCTGAGAACTATGTCAATGCTTGGCTAAGACAAGTGCAAAGCGAATCAGGAGGTAATGAGAAAGCTGTCCAAGGCGGATATACAGATGTGAATACTTTGAGTGGCGACTTAGCCAAAGGATTGTTACAAACCATCTCGGCCACGTTCAATGCAAATAAATTCCCAGGTCACGGAAATATCTTTAACGGATATGATAATGCACTTGCTGCAATTCATTATGCATTGGGCCGTTATGGTGACCCTGGTATGCTTCAAGTGATTGGTCATGGCCACGGTTATGCAAAAGGTACGCCATATGTTCCTGAAGATCAGTTAGCAATGATTCATGAAGGAGAAATGGTTGTTCCTGCTAAATATAATCCATATAATTCTATCAGCGATTTCAAATCATTTGAAACTTTGCAGTTGCCTGAAATGTTCACAGACAAACCGACTGATTACAGTAATTCTGGAAACTTTGGTGGGGGTCAAGATGTTTCAAGCTATGGTTTGGCAAATATGAATGGTTCATTAACAAATGCCATCATGTTGCTTGTTCAATCTTTAGGCGCACAAGCGAGCCAAACTTCAAATGGAGATATTGTGATAAATATCGGCGGTAGAGAGTTTGGACGAATTGCAGTTTCAGAAATCAACAAATATCATCAACAGCTTGGGTACACTGAGCTTAACATTTAGAAGGAGGGATTATGTCTGCCGAATTACAATTTAATGGAGTGACGGTAAAAAC